GGGCAGGGGGGATGCACTGCCAGTCGCGCCCAAAGGCGAGACTATTCCCCCCAGAGGATTAAACCCCTAGCCCGGACTTAGGTGCCGGGACCCAACGGAGTTTTAGTGTACATGCTCCGTGCATGGCAGAGCGCTCAAGATGGAGCGGATCTGAAGGAAAGTTATACTCTCCTTTAGATAGCCCATCAAGTGAATAGGAGGGCGATTTCTCGACCTTCCTAAGACACTTAGTAAGAGCGCCGTATCCATCTAGCCTATCAGGACGATAGACTGGCTGTATTGTCCAGGCCAGAATCTCACTGACCTGTAATTTCTTGTTAAACCGAGTTTTAGTCGGTCTAGCTTGAACTACAGAATGATAGATACGACCAACACCAGAAGTGTTTTGGGATACAACGGGATAAACCCGGAGTACAGCTTCGACACGCGAGTGTAGAAACTCCGCAGCTCGGAAGTAACCTCTCTTATAGAGAAGATTTCCAGTTGCGGACCAAGACACCAATTCTGATGCTTGTTCTCTCGTTCTCGGAACGATGCTCCGAAGATAGATTGGTGTAACTAATCTACCCTCGAATGCGTCCACACCACAAGACTCTCTAAAGTTACCACGATAGAAGGTCTTAGAGGCGTTAGGCTTGCAAAAGTACTTGCGCAAGCTTTCAAGAACGAATTCCGCTGCGTCTGCGGGAACGATTATATCGTCACCATAGACGTATATGTCACGGCTCACTATAAAAAGTGAGCGATAACACAATGGAAGGTTACGCAACTCCAAAAGAGCCGCTACACATATAGTGTAGAAGTACATCGACTCAATTGGAAAGCATAGAGCAGACCCCATAGAAGCGAACTTGCGAAGATCGATTAATCGACCATCCGGAAGTTCAGCTCGTGTCGAGCGACATGCCCAAACTAAGTCCCTTTCAGGACAAAGTCGAAGCATCTCCCACACCAGCGACTGAGGTACTCTGTCACTAGCATCGGAAAGATCGATCGTTGCTAATCGACCGTCGACCGAGGAAGTCATTGCCAAACGCTGGTTAATAGACTGATCACTGAAGTTAATGTGACCTTTTGTTAACCAGTAGGATTCGAGTGCAGCATAAAGCTTATCTCGAATAGCCTGCTGTGCGTATTGCATACACACAGGTTCAATTGCAATAACTCGGGGCGCTTTCAACGTTTTCGGAACAAAAGTAACCCTTACAGGGGACTCTTGATCCGGCGGAACGATTTGAACAGCCTCGTATTCCTCAGAAGACATGGAAGATACTACAAATCCATGCTCCAAAAGAGGAAAGAGATTATCGAGGCGATCGTGCCACCTACTCAAGGCATACTTTCCGTTACCGGAAATACGCTCCTGAGTAGCTCCTGGTCCATGCCTAGGGATAAGATCATCATCAAAAAGATGATAGACCATATTACCCCAAAGCATATCAGATACACGAACAAAAAGTTCACGCACCTGAGAAGGAGCTTCAAACGTGGAGAGCTTATGCTCAACATCAATGAAGTTCTCTGCTGCCTGCTTCTCCCGAAAGGGATGGCAGGGTAACCTAATCTTTTTGAAAGTGAGACATATCTGTCTAACACTCTCAACGAGAGTAGAGCGCAGGGAATCATGGTGATAAGGAGATTCTTTATCATCGTTAATCCTTCCAGTCTCATAGTCGAACAATTTGCTGAGGAACCCTCGTAAAAATACGGGGCCTCCTCGGTGGAATCGAAATCTACGAAAGTAGGTAGACTTCCACTCCGGCAATATACGGCCGCATTCAAGGGCCGCCTCGACTCCTTTACAGAAGTCGGGAAGGGTAATCGTTAAAAACGAAACACCCTCATGTTCGACTCGCGATCGTATTGTTCTTAGATCGCGAAAATCAGAGACATCAGCGGTACACTTGTCGCAGGCGTCTATATAGATTAGCCGCGACAGCTCTAGGTAGTCACTTACGTCGCTTTTCACGGAGGCCTCCTATAAAGGTGGAAACTCCGGTCGAGCACACGTCTGAGACCGCTTACAAGCGAATATCACTTACTAATCACACCCTACTGGGTGAGAGAAGGAGTATTCACCTTGCGTTTAACCACTTTAGGCTTTCGCGCCTTCGGTGGTGTCTTGGCCGGCTTCCCGTTCACGACAAGTTGCGCTCGATTAGATTCGAGAACAGCTTGAACCGCTGAAGAGGTAGCAGCCAATGCAAGTTGGGCCAGAATTGATTTAAGGCTCATGAAGTTCCTTTCTGGTTCGCGGGAAGAGACATTAAGTCTCCATGCCGTGAATCTTTTTAATACCAGCGTTGGTAGATGCGGTTAACGAGCCTGCAAGGCACGTAACCAAATTGATCGAATCTGTCTCGGAGAAACCCGACGCGGGCCTCTCCAGGACAACGTGACATGACTCCGTCTCAAGGACGTTGTCAGCGTTCACGTCGACGTTACGGTCCAAACGGTACATCGATCGGATACGACCATCCCTGGTCGTCTGATGCGAGACCGTAATAATTAAGGACCCGTCGGCCGAGCGGTACACAGAACGTGAACCGCTGGTTGAGATTCGAGGCAAAGTCTGCGCAACGCTGTTGTAAGTGACATTTGCAATTGGGTCTGCAAACATGTGTTGACCTCCAGAGTTTATGGCAGTGAAACGAGATCATGGAAATGGATGCCAAATCATTTCCGGGTCTTAGGATCTCGCCGATAAAACTCGCAGGTATCACTAGTTTGTTTTCACAAATCTCACGTTACGTGAGAGACCTAGTGCTGCAAGTATTGACCACTGGGAGGTAGTTAAATCACCTCCTAGGACAAAACCATAAGGAGAATCTGCACTACGTCTTTGCTTGGTAAGCAAAGAACGCTCAAACGAGAAAGTTTGAGTGCCGCTCCAGAAATTATACGAATGATTCGAACGAATCGTCGTATTCTGGGACCGCATAACGTACAGATACTTGGCCACCATGCCATCATTAAACTGTTCATCAACTCGGGCGATTATATCGCCAAGATTGGTAAACCAGTCGATGAGCCATGACCAAGGCATAATTTGCCAGAGGTGAGTTGGGTTAATACGAAGTCCGAAAAGGAGAAGTTGTCGTTTAACCGACATCAACGTAGCTAGACTTTTGTCTAGATCCTTCGTATCTAGTTCAGGACGATAAAACTTAAACGATCCCTCGGCCCAGACACGAGTCTTATCAACTCGCTCTAAGGACGAAGTACCGAAATAAGTCGTACCATCCTTAACAGCCGGCACACATAATTGATTGATATTCTCTCCAGCAGGCTGACAGCCTACGAAGAGAGAGTCATTCAGATGCGTGACGGTTTCCGACTCATCTAGAGTCCGAGCCCTCTTCATCCATTGACCATTTGCGGCCTGAAGGTCGCGAATGTATTGTTTGGAGAAAATCGCTGCATCAATCAATCGATTGATGTCACCGATAAAGGGCGCCCACCCGAACTGGGTGTTGAGATAGTGATCGGCGAAATTTTTCGGCCGAAGAAACCATCCACCTTCTGGTATCCTTTTATAGGAGCCGAAAAGGTTGTCGAAGTCAGTACCGATGTTACTCCAAGCATTGGAGAAACCTCGAGAAGTCTGCTGCAACATGGATGGTATCTCCCTAGCCTCCGCAAGGAAGGTAAAGAGAGAACCTTTCTCAAGTTTTGGCCTGATATTCCAGGCGTCGGACTCCTGACCGTTGCTTATTGGCGTGATCAGAGGGTTAGTTCCTTTATTAAGTCCACCCGCCGTTGCATATTGCAACACGAATGGATCAGAAGAAAGGATCGGGATACCTATGTATCCTTGATACTCCTTCCGGGAGGCCTGGGTAACCCCAGGTTTACCGAAATTGGAGCCAACAATCGGACCAGCCAATACATTACCAAAAACCTCGAGTTTTATAAGCGTGAAGTTTCCGCCGACTCGATAGACGCGGTTACCACGACGGCCTGACGAAAAGTCAGAGTTAGTCTGGTCCCAACATCTTTCGATACGATGTGAAACATTAGTACCCGTTACCTGCTGAATAGAGGTAACGGATGGAACATCATTGGTGTAAGTAAGAAACTTACCCAATACAAACCCAGCCTTCACGGTTTTACCGGGAGGGTTGAGCTTGACGATCCTTTCACGAAATCGAGGTTCAGCAACGTTCATACAGATATGCTCCTTTAATCGACTCGGATACTATCCGAATCTTGTCTTTAATGGTTTTACAAGTGCCATCGCTGACACTCGAGGACCCCG